TTTGCCTATGTTCCCAATAACATAGCCGAACAGTTCTTCAGTTCAGTCTATCCTACGATTTCCTCTGGTAAAACATCCAAGGTGATGATGGTAAGTACACCACATGGAATGAATATGTTTTACAAAATTTGGAATGATGCAGAGAATGGCAGAAACTCTTATGTTCCCATTGAGGTACATTGGAGTGAGGTTCCAGGCCGTGATGAGAAGTGGAAAGCAGAAACAATTAAGAACACAAGTGAACAACAGTTCAACGTGGAGTTTGAATGTGAGTTTCTTGGATCTGTCAATACTCTGATTGCTCCAGCAAAACTTAGAACACTCTCGCATAACAACCCTGTACAAGACAATGCAGGACTCAAGGTATATGAGAAGCCTAATCCTGAATCTGCATACGTTTTGGTTGCTGATGTATCTAGAGGTATTGCAAGTGATTACTCTGCATTTGTAGTGATGGATGTCTCAGAGGTTCCTTATAAACAGGTTGCTGTTTACAGAGACAATGAGATCAAACCTATGAACTTTCCTCAGATCATACACAAGGTTGCAACTGCATATAATCTTGCATACGTAATGATTGAGATCAATGATATTGGAGCTCAGGTTGCAGATGCATTACAGTTTGATTTAGAATATGATAACCTTATCATGACCACTATGCATGGTAGAAATGGTCAAATGGCTGGTGGAGGATTTTCTGGTAAGAAAGCACAGTTAGGTGTAAGAACAACCAAGGCACTCAAGAAGGTTGGATGTTCCAACTTCAAGACTATGCTAGAGGCAGATAAGATTTTCATACAAGATTTTGAAACCATAGTGGAGTTGACCACATTTGTTTCTAAGGGTCAATCATACGAAGCAGATGAGGGTGCAACTGATGATCTGGTAATGTGTTTGATTCTATTTGGATGGTTGTCTGATCAAACATATTTCAAAGAATTGACTAATATGGATATTCGTCAACAACTCTGGAAAGAAAAGGAGGATCTTGTAGAACAAGACATGGCTCCTTTTGGGTTTGTCTTAGATGGTATCTCTAATGAAGATGGAGTTCACATAGGTGAGACTATAGATGAATATGGTTCTACTTTTTCTCCTGTAGTACAATCACACAAGGAGTGGTTAGAGGATTGGTGATAACTCAATATCATTATCTAACTTACTTCTACAATTCATACACACAACCTTATTCTTCCTAATCTTTTCCAATATAGGCTCTCTGAGTTTTTCTCTGAGTCCTTTTGATCTTGAAACGATTCGGATTTCTTGGTTGTCAGGGTAGAAGACCAAGGCACACGTTTCTGATTCCCCACAGTGTAAACACGACTTGTCGGCCAAGTATTCGTTAATCCATATATCACGTTTTCTCCTTGCTTTTTTTACTCCCTCTTTGATTGTATCTTTATACTTCTCGTAATGGGTCATAATAACATATTTATGTTATAAAAACCTCTCTGAAGAACCTCAAATGTCTAAATATAGGAGATAACACTTCTAATTTAAGGAGATGGAATGGCGTTTCAAGTTTCGCCTGGTGTACAGGTACAAGAAAAAGATTTAACAAACGTAATTCCTGCTGTCGCAACATCTATTGCTGGTATCGTCATGGCCGCTCAAAAAGGGCCTGTCGGTGAAATTACTGCAATTGCATCTGAAGAAGAACTCGTTTCTGTCTTTGGACAACCTCAATCTGATAGTAATCAATTTGAAGATTGGTTTTGTGCTGCTAACTATTTGGGTTACAGTAATGCATTGAGAGTGGTAAGAGCTCAAAGTGATGTAAAAAATGCTTGCGAGAGTGGTAAAACGGCTATTTTGATTAAATCAACTGACGATTATACTAACAATTATAGAGCAGGGCAAGCAGATACAGGATTGTATAATGCCCGAACTGCTGGAGCATGGGGAAATAGTTTAAAGATTTCTGTATGTCCAAGTGCTGCTGAATTTGAACAAACATTCAGTGGTGGAGAAAACACTGCTGGAGTAGTAGAAACTGCATTGGATGGTGGAGCTACACAGGTTGTCGTAGACAATAGTGGTGGTTCAGGATTCAATGTTGGGGATATCATCAACTTTGGAGAAGCAGATGGTGGAGAATATAAAGTAACAGCTATCAGTTCTGATACATTGACTTTTGAAAGATTTGGATCTGCAAATACCGAAGGTGGTATTCGTACTCCAGGCACAGGAGTCATTGCTGATAATCAAGATATTCGCAGACGATGGGAATTCTATGATCTATTCACAGGAGCCCCAGGCACATCTGATTACGTAAAAGATCGTTCTGGTGTCAATACTGCTGATGAGATGCACATCGTTGTCATTGACGAAGATGGAGCAATCACAGGAGCTCCAAACACAGTTTTGGAAACCTTTGAGGGACTTTCCAAATTGTCTGATGCAAAGAAAGCAGACGGAAGTACAAACTACTATCGTGATGTTCTGTACAATCAGTCCCAATACATTTACAACATGGATCATCCAAGTGGTGGTGCTGGAACTGGTTATGGTTTCACTGTTCTTGCTCAGGGCACAACTATCTTTGGTGCAAGCGCAGCTGAGAGTATTCACACTGTAAGTTTGGTAAATGGTGCTGATGACTATGCAATCACATCGGGAGAAAAGAAATCTGGATTTGATCTTATGAAAGATACAGAGACAGTTGAAATTACTCTTCTGATGAATGGTAAAGAGATTGATGGAACAAACGGAACAGATGCTATCAATGCGATTGATATGGCAACTGATCGAAAAGATACAGTTGCATTTGTTTCACCACCATCAAGTGCTGTTGTTGGAGTTGCAAGTGAAGTAACTCAAACAGCAAATGTCAAAACATTCATGGACAAGATGCCTTCTAGTTCATACGGATTTCTTGACAGTGGATACAAGTATATGTACGACAAGTACAATGACTCATTCAGATTCGTTCCTCTGAACGGAGATATGGCTGGTCTTTGTGCAAGGACAGATCTTGTTGCAGATTCATGGTTCAGTCCAGGCGGATTCAATCGTGGTCAGGTGAGGGGTGCAGTTAAACTTGCATACAATCCTCAAAAAGCAAACAGGGACATTCTTTATAAAGCAAGAGTGAATCCAGTTGTTTCTTTCCCAGGCCAAGGAACAGTTCTGTTTGGAGACAAAACTGCTCAGTCAAAACCAAGTGCATTTGATAGAATCAATGTACGAAGATTGTTCATCACTCTTGAGAAAGCAATCTCGACTGCTGCTAAATTTCAGTTGTTTGAATTCAACGATGAGTTCACACGTGCTGGGTTCCGAAATCAAGTCGAACCTTTCTTGCGTGATGTACAGGGTCGAAGGGGTGTTACAGACTTCTTAGTAGTTTGTGATACAACTAACAACCCAGGCTCGGTTGTTGATCGTAACGAGTTTGTCGCTGATATCTTTATCAAACCTGCTCGGTCTATTAACTTTATTTCTCTGAATTTCATCGCCACGAAAACTGGTGTTGCGTTCAGTGAAGTAGTTGGGGCGTAAGGAGGACTAAATGGCAAACATTAACGACTTTAAAGCAGTACTCGCAGGAGGTGGTGCTCGTGCGAATCAGTTTCAAGTTACCATGCCTTTTCCAGGCTATGCAGCTCAAGGGGGAGAGACAAGAGTTATGTCTTTTCTTTGTCGATCAACTAATCTGCCAGGAATGACTCTTGGTGAGGTTGCAGTTCCTTTTCGTGGTCGTTCTCTGTATATTGCAGGAGATAGGACTTTCGAGACATGGACAACTACTATCATGAACGACACTGATTTCTTAATCCGTAATGCTTACGAGCGATGGATGAATGGAATCAATGCACTTTCTGATAATAGTGGACTAGAAAATCCTTCCGATTACCAAGTTGATGCATTTGTAGATCAACTGGATCGTGCTGGATCAGTTATTAAATCCTATACCTTCAGAGGTTTATTCCCATTGACAATAGCAAATATTGATTTGGGATACGATACTAATGATGCCGTAGAGGAATTTGAAGTAACATATCGCTATCAGTTCTTTGAATCAAATACTACCAGTTAATAATCCGTATAAATATTTACTACGTGAATAAATACGGAGTATTATGGCACAGTTATTTGGTTTTCAAATTACTAGAGCTTCAAAGGATAAGGGAGAACAACTACCAAGTTTCGTTCTCCCTGAACCTGATGACGGAGCAACTACCTCTGCTGGATTCTACAGCGAATATCTAGACCTAGACGGAACGGCTAAAAACGAATATGAACTTATTCGTAGATATCGAAGTACGTCTGAGCATCCAGAATGTGATTTTGCAATTGAAGATATAGTAAATGAGGGTATATGTATGGAGTCTGGTCGAGATAGTATTAGTATTGTCACAGATGACCTACCATATTCAAACAAGATAAGAACAAGAGTTCGTCAGGAGTTTGAACACATTCTCCGCCTCCTAGATTTCAATAATAAAGCACACGACATTTTTAGAAGGTGGTATATTGACGGAAGAATACACTATCACAAAATTATAGATGAAACTGACGTTAAAAAAGGAATACAAGAATTACGATATATTGATGGCCTAAAAATAAAAAGAGTCAAGAAGATTGATAAGGCTGTAAGTAATAAAGGCACACCACACATGAAAGTAATTGAAGATTATTTTCATTATAACGATAAAGGAATGCATCAAGCACAAGGAAGCGGAGGAT